TTATTGATTTTGTTTACACATCTTTGGATTGTTGATTCCAAAGTTAGGTTTTTGTTTACGCCAACCAAATCTGCGAAGAACTGGACAATCTTTTCTTTATCGTGGTCAAAGACTTCCCCAACAGAAGAAACATTTTCGATTAGCCTTCTGGCAATGTCTTCTTCGAATGTCTTGCGGTATTCGTGTAACTCAACAACACCAAGTTTTTCTAGAAACTCCCCTGATCTTTGGAATGAAGAGTACATTTCTTTTAGGGTGATCGAGTTAAACAGCTTTTCGGTTTCCTTGACTGCTTCTAAGAGCGCATATTGATCTTTCGCGTCCAAGGACTTTTTAAATGCCTTTACAGGGGCAGTAGAATGGAACTTGGGTGTGTAGCCATTAACAACAAGCTCAGAGGCTTTCGTGGACGGTCTAAAAGCCTCTGAGAAGGTTCTATCTGCTGTTCTGTGTGGTTCAATGTCTGTTAGCCACTTTCTAGAGACTCTACCCTCCCGATTTACAACCCTAACATAGTTAGAACCACGGTCGATAATCTTGAACTGTTCTGAGCCTTCTGTCACATAATCGCCCAGATTAAAAATCTTTCCTGCGATATAGTCTTCTCTTATCTGCTCTGCCTTGGAAATTTTTACTGAGTCTTTACCATATGCCTTACGGATTTCGTTGAACATTTCAAGCTTCTGATCTGCATCTAGCTTTGATATTGCAAGGTTGTTGAAATCCTTTAGTGCTCCAGCACGTGCAAGATCGCGAATTGCTTGGCCGTTGGCCTGTTCAATCTTGGTTCCGTCTTCTGATCTATTCCCCGCCGACTTCACCTCGACAGGGAAATCAAATCCGTTAAAAGATGACTTAAATGTGTCAACTCTATCCTCGCCGACAATCATTTTTATTCTTAGTGTATCCCTTGTCGATGAGAGACTTCAGAGCATCAAAAGGCGTTCTCTGATCAATAGAGAAAGCCTTTTTGTTTTTCTTGGATAGGCAGCAACAAGAAATTTCTTCTTTGTCTCTGCTGTCAGAGGGTTTTTCTGATCATCTTTTGTTTGCGAGATAAACACAAAGTGATCGCCCGGTTGTGCGAAGAGTGAATCCAAAAGTTTTTCGTGTCCAACAGTAAGACCTTGGAATCTTCCAAATGTGAACACAGCTTCTTTCGGCACATTATTGTTTAGTTCTGAAAGCAGGGATTTAAATTTCTTCATTTTTGTCTATCGATAAATTTGTTGTTAATCATTAACAACTATTTAGAAGGCTCTAGTAGTGACAGGTACTTTTCGAACTTTTGTTTCCTGTCTTCAAGCCCGTTAAGTCCGCCATTGATCAGCTTGGTGACTTGTTCAATATCTTCGAAGTTATCAGTCTTTGACTTAACTCTGGTGTTCCAATACCACAATGAAGCCTTGAATCCAACCGAAGGATTTTCTAGTAAATGTGGCTTTTGTTCAAGTGGCAACCCTAGAGCCTTCCCGGCTCTTTTATAGTTGTCTCTACCTGTTAGCTGCACAAATGATCTGCCTTTGTATCGCTCTCCATCTCCCGGCTTCACGTTTCCCAAGGCTCTTGCTGTCTGAGGATTCCACTTCATTTCATATCTTCTGAAATACTTCTTTGGGCCTTGCTCTACCATAGAAGAAAAATTCCCGGTTTCGTGCGCTACTTGAGCAAGAAAGGCGACCAATTCAACACCTTCGATTCCATTCTGGACTGCCTTCTTGACAAAGTATTTCTCCATCTCAGATAGAGACTCGATTGCAGAAGAAAGATTATTCTTCTTTGCAGCAGGTGGTTTTATTTCTGGCTTTTTAATTTCGCCCTGTTGAATATTTCTTACTTGTGGGGCGGGTTCTCTTGGAGCCTCTTTGTCCATCATATGATAGGCACCCATTGCACCAAGACCTATTCCTGCTGCACCAATAGCAAGACTTCGCAAATCTTCTTCTAGGGTTTCTTCAGAGAGATTCAGCAGTTTTTTAAGTTCTGCTTTGATTACATCGAGGTCTTTGTTCTTCCATTCTTTAACGGAATTTCCGCGATTGTCAACGATATAATAAATCCTGTCCTTGTCATTAGACCGCAGGCTTCTTTTCTGATATAACCAAAAAGTTCCTCTATCAGTCTGGAATTTTTTCATAAGCTGGTCCGACTTTTCAGTCGGAACCGTCCTTACGCTAATATCCTCTTCTACTTTATTTTCTAAAATTGCAACAATGTCTTGTTTTAGTTTTTCTGTGATCATTGTATTGTTCCTTGTTCTGGTTGCTGATCCCAAGGCTTTTCGACTAGAGATTTACATTTTGGACCGTGCCATTTGCCTAATATACCAACACTCACTAACTCTCGACAATGTATACACTGAACATTAGGTTTATTTCTTTCTTTTGCCCGCTCTGATGCAGCCTTTCTGTTTAAATCAGAAACATTAAGTTTCTTTCCAGTCATTGCTATTGATCTTTTATGTCTGGTTTCTTCACTTGTATGTCTACCCTTCAAAGACTCGGACATTTTCTGTCGAGTTTTTTGTGTTACTTCACGGCCCCTGAGTTTTTTCTTTGTTTCTTCGGATACTTTATATCCAAGTCTATTATTTCGAGCCTTCTCCCTTCTTTCTTCTGTCCATGATCGAATCGCGGAAGCAGACATTTTTATTTTAGTTTCCTCCGAATGTTTGCGACCTAATCTAGACTGCATTACTTTTTGCTTGGTTTCTTCCGAGTGTTTTGTTCCTATGGCTGTCTTATCTCCACCTACCGATAGGTTATATCCATAAGGCTTAAGTGTTGATAACTCGCGGATAAAAAGAGGCTCCATTACATTAAGAGTGTGGTGCATGTCTTTTGATTGGTAAATAACTTGAAACTGAAAGTTATCTTGCCCATACTTTCTAATAGCATTCTGGATGTAAGTGCGATTAGACGCCTCGTTTTTAGCGCACGAGACGTGACTAGACCATCTATACATAGGATTCTTCTTAGAAGTAAATCCGATATAACACTTAAGATTGATAAGATTAATAATCTTATAGATAGAATAAATCTGCGTATGATCGCGACAAATACTCATTTCTGAAAACTCCTAAAAATTTAGATATAGTTGGAGTGATCCTCATAGAACCATCAATTAGTTACAATTAAAATGCTATTTCCAAGGTTTTTCGTCTAAAAAATTGGCACGGCTGAAAACAGACCTGTCAATTAGCTTAATCGGGATGTTGTCAACAACGACAACGAATCCCTCGCCACTGACAGGAACCAAGGAGTCACCGTCTTTGACAAACGACTTTAGAGATTCTGTGTCCTTCAAATGATTTAGGATGATCTTCTTGATTTTGATTATGTTCAGATACGCCTCGCAAAGACTTAGTAATTCATCATCGAAATGTCTGAAGATTCTGTTGTCATTTACTTCAAAGAATTGCTTCAGGCCGTTGTAGAATGTTTTAGAATCTGTGTCGATTTGACCGTTTCTGACTAACTGGTTGGTATATTTTTTGAACATCTGAGCATTCTTAGTTTCTCTTATGATGTCAAAGATTTTGGGGTCAACTTGCATGCTCCCCAGCCTTTCCAATTCCTGCATTTCCTGCTGATTGAATGGAGCAACAGACACATCATAAGGATTTACAACAAACACTGCTTGATGTGGAGTGAAAGATATTGCGGGGTTGTATTGTGCTTTGAAGTTTTGGGGGTGATCACCCTCGAACTTTGTGTGCACAGCAATTCCAATCTTGGCAACAGAAATCTTTCTGGAAATTTCGGACCCCACTTCTGCCGCGTAGACAAGAGTGTTTGCCTTGAAGGTCAACATCTTTTTATTGTTTATCGTTTGCTGCTTAATGTCATCCTCAGTAAAAAGGATGTCAGCAGAAACAATTCCTTTTGCTCTAATCAATGGAAGATAGCGTAGTGCAACGTTAAGCTTTTTGTTCAGTCCGGGCGATTCGTGGTTTCGATTAACGTCTTCTGGAGTATAGTTAATCTTCGGAGTCTTCTTGTTGAACAGTGACTTGGTTCCAACCCAAAACTTTCCTTGGGCATTAAAACCAAACGTGACGTTTGGTGAGCCGTCGATCTTTCCAGAGACCACAACATCTGTCGGCTTCCCATTGCAAAAGTCAATGACACCGTCCAACGCTTTCTTGAGAAGCGTGAACCCTTCTAGCCCTTCTTCAACAATGAAGTCTTCGAGGTGTTCGATATGCCCGAACTTCTCTTTCTTGGCTTCATTTAATATAAATTTTTTAAAGCTCATAACAATTCCTCAAGAATAGTTCTGGATAACATTGGCAAGGAAAATCTTCTTTTTCTCTGGTTTAAGTTCAATGAAAAATGGTGGTCCTGCTGTCCTACCAATAAGTTCCGGCTTTTCTTTTTCTATTACCGGAATCGGGCTGAAAACTGCCAATAAGTTCTTGCCGAAGTCATCAAGGTCTCCCCAAAAAACAGAGAAGGCTGCGGCTATTTGTCTAAAATCTGCTCTCTTCAGCGAAAACAAATATGCATTTAGCTTGGAGTTATCTTCCCCATAAGTTTGTTTTATATAATTCAAGAACAGTTCCAGTGCCTTTGCGTTTAACAAGGCTTCCGCTTTGAATTGACTGTCGGTGCTGCCTCTTTCATTTTTGCGGTCAGGCAACTTTGGGGTATCAGACTTGCGAGTCATTCTAGTTTGTAGAAGTCTGGCCTTTAGGTTCGCAATGCCTTGCGCGGTTTCTCTCGTTGGTGGGCCATATGATAGCTGACTCAAGGTTTGTGCAAACATCTTTACCACGTCTGGATTAAGACCCTCCAGCATCTTACCAGAAACATTTGTTATAACCTTGTAAAGTTTCTTGGCGTATTCTTCTTTGTGCGCTTCAGGGTCGGCTGCGATTGTCAAAGCTCTGGCGAATCTAAGAACTGCGAGTCTGACAACTTCCCCCATATTCAGATAGTCGTTTCCTACCACTCTGAACTCAACATAGTTATTTTTCTTGTTTACTGTTACCGATCTTCCTTTGTTACTTGCAATCAGAGAAGTAGAAGCCGCAGTGGAAAGTCCTTTTCTCATAAGCCCAAGAGCCTCTTCTACGTTGCCTCTTTCAATTGCTCTTCTGATTTCTCTTGCAGATTCGTCGTTGTATCCGCCGACTCTGTCAAACTGCTGAAGAACATACTCGTCACCAGAGAAAAGCACTAGCTTGACATAGTCAATCGTCTTCTTGTATTGGTCAGGAATTGAAAGGTTGATGTGAAGCCCAGTTGTCGCGTCTTCTGACGTGTAGGCTCGCTTAGCTCTGAGCCAAGAAAATAGTTGTTGCATCGCAGTGATGCCTTCTTTGAGTGGCAGTCCTCCGTCTGGTGTGATAATCTCCATTCCAGCTTCTGACTCGGGGTCTTTTGTCTCCAGAGAGCCATCAGGCTCAATTCTCCACAACTCTGAGTGTGCGCCGAATTGTCCGCCATGGTAACTGTTATATGCCTTTACACTAATGTCTAATGCATCTCCCAATTCAGACGCAACTTCTTCTGCTCTTTCTAGAGAATATCCTGTCTCTTCGTCGTATCCATAAGAAGAACTTTCGTATCTGTCGTCGGGCCAATCAAACCCATATGCGTTGGACAAGTCATAGTAGGTTCTATAACCCTTTGCTTGACAAAATTCGTAAAATCCATAATCGTCGTTGTTACTGAAATCCTCTTCTGCTTCGGATTCTAATTCACTTCTTGCGGCACCGTAAAAGTCTTCAATCTCATATTCTTCTTGCTCTTCAACAGACAATTTGTTAAACAGTTCTTCTGCGCGGGCTTCTAGATTGTCTTCGATATAGCTTCTTTTATAATCTTCTTCTTTTTCGCTGAGCCATTCATAGAAATCACTTTCTAAGTCACTGTAACTTCTGGTTCTAGTACCAGCACTAAAAAAGCTTGAAACGTCGGACACGGTTTCGTGTCTACCGATGTCTTCGTCCACGATTTCTGACTCGTCGGCATATCCACCTTCAAACCCCGTCATGATTACTTCAGCTTCGAAACCGAATCTCATGCCCTCTGCTTCAGGAGAGTTCAAAAAAGCTTCAAGACTTGCTGGAGACTGGGAAACCTCTTGCAAGTCTTCTGGGGATTCTTTAAAAAATTTCTTAAATGTCATGTCAATTCCAAAAACAGTTATATACAGATTTACTATTTATTGTTCTTCTTTAGAATACAATTGTTCTAAAATTGGATACAGTTCATGAAGCTTTTGGTCTTTGACTGCAATCAGGATTTCTGCTTCTTCTTTCGAAAAGCCTTCGCACATCTCTACGAACAATTGCTCTCTGCGAACTTTCTTCAAGGTCGGGTGTCCAGCCTTCGTGAAGATATAGAGCCTTCTGGCTTCTTGCGTCAAGTTCGTTTCGTTCAAAAACAAAGACCTACCTTCAGGATAGCCTTCGGGTAGGTCAAATGGTTTTTCTTTTGCGAAGTTATATTCGATAAGAGTTTGCAGAACCTTGTTACTGGCTATCAGACTTTTTGGGTCTTCCGCGCCGCTTAGGCTTTTCAACAGGTTCGCTATTTTCACTTTTCACCTCTTCAACTTTTTCAGTAGGCTTTTCAGAAACTTCTTGAGATTCACTTTTTGGCTCTTCCTTTTCTTCTACCACCTCGACCTTCTTGGGTTCGGAAATGCCGAAGAGAACATTGTAGAAATCTCGGTTAAGCCAAGGGTAAAGCTCTTCGAGTGCGCGATCCTTTGCAAAAACCAGAACTTCTGCTTCAGAAAAGTGAAGACTCTCTAGGAAGTTTAAGAAAATTGTTTCTCTTCGAGATTGGTCTAGTGTTGCATACGGACCAAACTTTCGAAAAATTTGAAGCTTCTTACGATCCTTGATAAGTTCGGTGATGGACAATCCCGCTGGAGTTGTCCTATCTAATTTAAACTTGTCAGGGTAGCTCGGAGATAGATTGAACTCCCAGTCAGGGTCGAAGGCAACTTTAATGACATCTACGATTGCAGGGTTTTGTGTTGCTGCGGCCTTAATCGCAGCAACCTTGTCTTCTGCCTTACCAACTTCTTCAAGAAGTTCAGAAACTAATTTACGCATTTTGATTCCTCATGGTTAAAACTCGTCTACACGAGTGAATAAAACTTTCAATCTATTTTTAATCAGATAGTTGAAAACTTTTGTTTTTGATCCCTTGACCTCATAGCTATTGTAAGCCTCTACAATTCCTTCGCGGATGTCTTGTGGGATGTAGTCAAAGTCAATCAGTATTCTATTTATGCGCATGCGCTCTTGTTGTTCTTTTGTGAGCCAAGAGTGATCCGAATTTTCTAGAAGAGGGTTTAAGAACTTTTCGGTAGATACCGCTTTTTGTCTGATCTTGTCAACCAAACAGTTAGGCTCGGAAAGAATGTTACAAATACCGTCGCCAGCATCCCCTTTGATGATCTTGGTTAGAAGACTCTCGTTAACTTCCTTAATGGATTTCACCGTAATCAGCGAACCCTTTTTGGGAGAATGCTGTTCAACTCCGTCAAACTTGTGTAGTTGAACGTAGTCGCCGTCTGCCGACACGATCAGAAATGGCTCTGGAGCCTCTATAAGCCCTTCTCTGACCTTTCTATTCTCTTGGACATATCGCAGCAACACCGCAATCACATCGTCGGCTTCTGCGCCTTCTACTTCAATAACCTTGTATGGGAAGTTTTCGATAAGCTCAGCCTTAACTGTTGACATACAATCAAAGATGTAAGTCCAGTCGTACTTTGATTTTTCTCTAGCTTCTTTTCGAGTTCCTTTGTAATAGGGGTTGACAGACTTTCTCCAATATGGTTTAGTCTTGTTGTCAACCGCAAACACAATTTCGTTGCCGAACTTTGCCTTATACTTTGCCTTTATCGAAAGTAGGCTAGTGAGGATTACGTGGCGAATTAGTGGCAGAGCGTCGGCCTTGCCGTCCAAGTCTTTCTCTTCTAGGTTTCCTGTGATCGTGTTTATCGACGAAGGACGAGAAGTCAATTCCAATCATTATTTTTCCTTTGGGTTTTGTCATTAGCATCAGTACAGTATATCAAACTGATGCACAAAGATTCAAAAGTAAAAAGCCCGCTTGTGGCGGGCTTAAATGCTTGTTAGCGACTTTATGCGCTAGCTAGCTTTGCGAAGTACGCAGCGTCATCATCGTCATCGTCATCGATAGTAATGATTGGCTTGCGTTCTTGCTTTGGTGTTGTTGGAACGTCTTCATCAAATGTCTTCGGAATTCCGCTAGTTACCTTTGACTCTTCTGCTGCTACCTGATTCGAAACTGTTGGGGCGACTGCTGTAGCCAGATCGCTAACACCGCTTGACTGTTGAGTGGCACCGAGAACGTACTCAAGGCGCTTCTTAAGGTCGTCATAGCTCTTGTAGTTCTTTGGATCAACAAGGTATTGTAGATCGTGTGCTTGAGCCATAATTGCCTTGGCTTCGTCCGCGCTCTTGACAACCGCAGAAGGAACATCCCACTCTGAACTATCGTAGTTTGCTTGAGGCTTCTGGCCCGCTACTGCGATCTTCTTCATGCGAAGCTTGAAGTTACAACCTTCAACAAGATCGAAAACGTTGACTGGAGCGTCAAGATCGTTTCCTTGAACCTTCTCTGCAATCTTGTCGAAAATCTTCTTGCCAAAACGGAACTTGAACACCTTGCCGTTCTTTTCTGGATGCTTGGGGTCGTTGACAATCAGAATGTTTGCGACGTAGTTTAGGGTACGACGCTGGCGACGTGCCTGATTCTTTGCTTCTTCGGTTCCTACTTCGTTCCACAGAATTCCGTTGAACTCCATTCGTAATGTTCAGAGAGGTTCGTTATTCCTCTCCCGTGTTTAACACAGCTTCAGCTTTCACTGAAGACCAGACTATATCACGTTCTTCTAAAACTCTAGAAGAACCCCGGCATTTCGAGTCACTTGACTCTACTCCAATTTGGATAGTCGTTGAACCTTCGTCATAGAATGCAACAAACGGTTGCTCTTCCTTAGACGCTTGGCTGCTGATTGCCCAATCCAACAATATTTTTGTTCCTTCAAGTCTTCCCTTTCGGGATTCTTCGGTGGATGGAATCACAATAATAATAGACTCGTTAGCGTCAAATACACCACCAATTTTCTCAAATACATTTTCACGGTGCTTATTAAAAGTGTATGTGCTTTTAACTTCGACTAAAAAGTTTTTAAGTTTAGCGTCTGGGTAGTAAAGTCTTTGTTTCACTGTGCCTTCGCAATCCTTGGCATTATACCTAAATCGGGGGATTGTTTTGAAGCAATCAGAAACCGAAACTTCACATTCTCTAGTTATCGATTGAATATAATCTAAAACCAAAGGTTCGTAGCCCTGAACTTTAACCTTCTTTCCGTGTAAACTATACTCTTTGTAGTAAGACCTGCCACCAAAATTTCCAGTCGATGATTTTGTGGCCATCGCTTTTTCTGTAATTTCGGTTCGCCTATTTTCAGAGATTCCACTTTGGATTCTCTTTGAATGTTGACTGTAGTATTCTTCCAGAGTCATTCCGAGCGAACAAGCTTTTTGTTTTAAAGTTTCTTGTCTCTTTTTTATGTTCGGATCGAACCCTGCGCGCTTATTCTTGAAGGCCGATAGCTTTTCTTCTCGGTCTTCTCCAGTAAACTTCTTCATTACCGCTTGCCTTCTTTTTTCTGAAGCAACCGGACAGTCGTAACCACAAAAAGTGTTGTATTTGAATTTGTTGTATTTTGTTTCTCTGCCGCAAGGACAAATTCCTTCTCCGGGAGCCTTCAAGTATTGGTCATAGTATTCTCTAGACGTTAACTTTAAAGTGCGGAGATGGTTTAAAAACCCTCGCAGAGAGCTAAACGATTTTCCTGTTATTTCGCAGGTTATATATTGGTTATCCATCCACACCCCCATTTACTTTATATTTATGGAGTTACTTTGTGGATTTGTTGGCTTAAGGGGTTTCCAGCAATTAACCGGGTTTTCATCTGTGAATCACTTCACAGAGCCGCTTTAGATGCAAACGGGACTTTCAAGGCCAATAGAAGAAGGGCAATTTTCAATAAACCACCGCTTGTTTGCAGGGTTTTGGAAAGAGTATGACCAGTATTTAACGAATGGTAGCTGATCTTCGGACGTTGCTGGTAGAAAGCGAATTACTGCTGCTGCGTTGCCTGCTGCGTCAGGGTCAAGCTTGTAGAAGGTATCGTCGGTGTAATCCTTCTTGCCTGATGATTCTTTTTGAACTGCTGCGAGTAGGTGTGCGAATGCTGATGTATTTGNCATTTATATTTTCCTTTGTATGATTTGTATTTTAGTGTGATGTGTCTTTATATAGATACTCATAATCTAGTTCTACATCAAATTCTTCGAAGCTTTCTGTATAGCCTTCATCGAGAACGTAACTATTTAGAATGCGTGTAGACTTGCCTTTTCCTGCCACCTTTCGAGTTCGGCCATCGAAATCATCGAACCGGGACTCTCGCTGCTTACGCATGAATTTAGACATGATATTCAGAATGCTCCTGATAAAACTTTGAGTTGATTATTTGAGTTAGAGTGTCTTTATCAAAGGACACAAAGCTTCGATACTTGCAAAGAACTAGACCAACGGAATCCCACACAGTATCTTGGGTGATGGTCGATTTCCAATTATCTAGGAAGTGGAAGTGAGAATCAAGTATTACTAGAGTCTCTGGAGATATGTTCTTTACAAGGTATTCTTTTAGAAGGGTCGGCGTTTGATTGCCAACCTTTATGATATCGCCAAATTTTTCATAAGGCAAATCTAAGATTTCTCGTCTGACTAGGTGATTCTTATGCGCCTTTCTCTTTTGCCAGTCCACATAAATCCTGTCAGACTTGTTAGGATCATACAGAAACTCTTCGTATCTTTCAACAAAATTTGCGACAAAGTAGTGACCCACTGAGTCCCCGTATTTGTTTGATATAGCCTCAAAGCGCATACAATCATTTCGGCGAACGAAGGATTCTTGAGTGGCACTTGACTTCAAGTTGTATTTTAGTGCGTCATAATGCCAAGTAGTGAAGTGATTTTTTAGCGCAATGTAGTATTTGTATGCTTTATAAGCATTCAACAGTATTTCTCCATTTCCTCGTCTGTCAGGTCGATTCTTTGAACCTGCTCGTCCCCGTTAAGGATTTCAAAAATTTCAAGCGCACTGCTCATGTCAAGGTCATGACCTTCGTATACAACCTCATTATCAATAAGGATGATGACCCAGTCGCCAGACCCGAGAACATGATTGCTAATCACTTCAATTTTGCGAGACATTTTAGTCTTCCATTTCAAATTGCAACGTTGATTTCTTTGGTAGATAGTTGTGCATAATTGCCTCAACCTCTATCTTCTTTTTTAAATTTGTGTTAATATATTTTACCGTGTCTTCTGGATCAAGAGAGTTTTCTTCGCAGTATTCTAGAATCGCTTCCACGTATGTGTAATCTGATTCATGAACCATTTTATCAATGATCGATTCAAACTTTGATGCAGTTAGAAACCGATCATTCATGTCTTCTTTACTTTGGCTTAGCATTCTTTTTCGGCTTCCAATATTCCATGTTAACAAGTGTGGGTCGCGTCATTGACTTATCAAGAAACGCAACGCAGAACTTTTGTTCGTCAATTTCCTTGGCACAGACGAACTCTTGACAATACAGATATTCGTCGCTAAGGGTGTTTTTCAAAACAATCAATTTTATTCTCCTATAATTTTCCAATTGGTAATAGTCTTTCCTGTCACATCTTGAATCTTTTCTGTTAATTCTAGGTGAAGTTGTTTGACATTTCCCGATTGAATTAGTTCAAAAAGTCTAAAGTAGAATTCAACCTCTGACTCTGTTGGTTCATCTGGGTCGCGAGAATTTGCATCTTTCCAACCATCATCGTATCCGTCGTGATACCCCAAGTCATAATATTTTGTGCGCTCGTCTTCGGCGTCTTTATTTTCGGTTATAGCGCCATCAGCCATACACTCTCCAGATACTTTCTTCGAACACTGTTTGTAAAACTTTTTGCATGCTAGGAAACATGTGCGTCTGGTATTCTTCTGGCGGCATCCACATAAAAGAACTTAGTTCAGGATATTCTTTTCCGTCTTTGGCTTTGAATGTAGACTCGCACACCAACTCTTCTACTTGAATCGAATTAGACGGGACCACAGTCATATAGAGAACTAGGTCTTTGTACCTAGAATAATTGAAGTGACCTAAGAAAGTCAAATCATTCTCTCCGAATGTGAGGCCAGTTTCTTCCTTACACTCTCTGATCGCGGCTTCTATGTGACGTTCACCNTCCTCTAGCTGGCCCTTCGGAATGTCGTATTTGTCGTTTCCGGTTGAAAGGCCAACGAGGATTTCTCCATCCTCGTTGATAATCAATACCCCACAACTAACAGGCTTAGACATATTAATTTCCAGTTTTCTTCATGTTAGGACCATACAGAGAAAGGCTTTCTCCGTTCGCGCACTCTACTGTATAAAACTTTTCAATCTCGTATCCCGCAATGAATAGTTGTGGTGCAAGCAGTTCGTACACGCCACCCTTAGATTCACACAAGGATACCGCTCGATTTACAGTGTTTCCTGATAGCTCAGGGGAGCAAGCAGAAACGCCAAGAAGGATGGCGACAGAAATAATAAGCTTATTCATTTAAAAATTCCTCGATTTTATCAACACTGGCATCAATAGTGGCCTGAAGCTCTTCTATTGTTTTCCGCAACTCGTCTAGAGCCTTGCAAACGAAAGCATCTCGAACATGAGAATGTCGATTAACTTCCACCTCCATTCCCTTGTGCTGTAGTATATAACCAGAATCTGTTTTAATTACAATCACGAAAGTTCCTCAAAAGTATTTGCTGATGTCTTGTCTAGCCGAATCTTTTGGAAGATTGGTAAAAACAAAGAATAGTTTCCGTGCTTATCTTGAATCACTTCATTGTACTTTACCTCGATGATTGACCCAATCTCCCAATTAGCCTTTCTTTGAGAGTCAGAGAAGCCCGATCCGACACTTGTAACAAGTTTACCACACTCTGTTTCACAGGTCAAGGCACCCAACATACCTTGGTATTTCCCGGTTCCTTCCACAGTACCTGTCACCTTCAATTCACAAGTCTTCTCGGCTTTCATCTTGATGAAGCTGTTTGACCTCTTGGCCTCCCAATGAGAATTCGGGTCTTTTAGGATAACACCCTCTTTCCCCAACTCCAAATAATCGTTGAAAATTTTCTCTGCTTCTGCATAGGAGTTGACATACTGATAAGCTGTCAGATAGATAAGAGCATTACCTACAGTGCCAGTAGCGTACTGCTTATAAAGTTCAGTCAAAACTTCTTCACGCTTCTTGAGCGGCAAACCGAAAACTTCAGATTCTAGATATTCGGTTGAAATGGCATCCCACAAAGAAACCCGAAACCTGCTTGCTTCTGCCTTGGTAATTGTTCCCTTGATTGCCTTATTGCAAATTCCGTTGCCAGCCTTGCGAGACATGAATAGGCCGTCGTCGTCAACAACAAGAAGCTCCCCATCAAAGGTAATATCCAATACGTGTGACGTTCCGTATTCTCGATATTCTGCCGTTGCCAGCCGGATAAAATGTTCGTCTAGAACTCCGTGGGTTTCGATTGGCTTTCCAGATCGGGCAACAAAGGTGACATCATGTCCTTTGACAGTAACGTTAACCCGCATGCCATCTTCCTTCAGGTCTACTCGAACCCCAGTAGACCAAGGAAGCTTATCAACAAGCTTCTTCTCAAACTTTTCACAAAGCATAACGGGATATTCGCGAACAAAGTTTTTCCCGAATACTTTATTTGCAGTGGAATATGATACGCCGCACTTCAAATCCTTTTCGATGATTCGCTCAATCACATAAGCATTTTCTTCTGAACACTTTGAAAGAAGGTCTGCTAGGAAATTGATCGCTGCGTTTCCTGTGAGCGCACGACCGGATAGAACACTCAATTGTCCGACAGCATCTTGCAGTGAAAGCTCTTCGGTGGTAAAGGCATATTTTGGAATCTTTCTGATGAAGAAATTTAGATGTGGGTTCAGAGCCATCTTAATAACTTCCTTGAGGATTTCGTTATCCTTTTCAGATTCGAGGATGGCTTCTTTTTCTTTGCGAGAAGAAGTATTTTCCAGCTTTTTTAGAATTTCAAATACTGTCATGTGATTCCTCGCTTTTGTCATTTAAGCCAGAATAATATCCTGATTCGTAAACTTCTTTTAATAGAGTTAAAATCTTTTGCTCATCGAAGCAGTATCCCTTTGCAGTGTACGATGTTGTCAAACTAGGGTAATCCTCTTTTCTTGTGATTATAGAATTATGCAAAGCTACTGTGGCAATCTGATTCCTGATTGCGTCAGTAATCGCTCTGGAAAATTCTTCTGCGACGATTGATTGTAACTCCGATGGAACGATAGATGTCACCTCGAACTTCTGATTTTGATAATGCTTCAAATATGCTTTATAGGGAAGCAATGATTTTTCCATAATGAGTTTCCATAAATAGTTAATCTATAACAAGTACAACCCGGAGTAAAATATGTTACTAGAGCTATACCTTGAATCTTCGTTCATTCTAGAAGATGACGATGAAGAAGTCAAACTTACCAAGAAGCAGATTCAGGAGCTTGCTAAGGAATGGGCATTCTTGGAACGACAGGCAGCAGTCATGAACATCATCACCAAGAAGATCGCTTCTCGGGTTGATCAGATTCAATCTCAGCTTCTACCTGTTGTGAAGAAAGAAGAAGCTAAGTCGATGACGGTGAAGCATGCCATGCTGGAGTACACAACAAGAAAGTCAACTTCGGTCAAGTACCAGAAGGCGTTTGAGCGTGCTCTTGAGTTAGTAAACGATGAGCAGAAGAAGTTTCTTGAAGAGTACAAGGAAACAGTTACAACAAGAGGTGTTATTGAAAATGTTAAACTTGTTGATCCTAAGTTAGCACAAGTGTTGAATGAACTACAGACCTTGGATATTACTAGTCTAATTGAATTGCTTCCTCGTGTCAAGAATATTGAAGAGTCTGTTGGTAGAAGTGTAGCAGAAATACAACAAGAGATTTCTTCATTGATGCAGAAAGCCTTGACAGCCGACAAGAAGTCTATGCCAGAGATTAACACAAGGTTGGGCCAACTTCAAAAAGAAAAACGGATTGCGCTTGATCGTGAGTTCGAAGAGAAAAAGTTGAAAGAGGATTCGGCTACTGATAGAGTTAAGGGTGCCATTTCGAAGCTTGTCGAGATTTTCCTAGCCAAGCTAAAATCTTTGACTCGCACCCAGAAGTCTTCTATCATGGCCGTTGATCAGCTAGAGGAAGCTGCCTCGGCTGAATAACTTGGAGAATTTTATTATGAATGACTCAACTGCTGCGCTACTCAAATCCCAAGTAGAGGTAATGCGGGCCGCTACCAATCTAGACAATGCTTTCGTTGTCGATTTAGTTGACGGTATCTGCATCAGCGACGTAGAATATTACTTGTATGAATTGAAAGCTGCAATTTGTGAACTAGAAGAAAAATTGAGTAGACCTAAAAAGTGAAAGAAGAAAAGTGTATTGAGTGTGGTGCACCGGCAGTTTGGTTTCGCCACACTCAATTTTGTGGAACACACCCATATTGCGAAGAATGCGCGAAGAAGGAAACAGACTTCGGCACTTCAGACGCATCTTATTATGATTGGTCTAACAATCTATCAGGGTAAATCAAACTTAAACAAAGAAGAGGAAATTAATCATGGCAATTGAAAACAAAGACGCATTCGTACTACCAAGCAACCCGCAAGATCGCAAGAACATTCTCGATCTTTTNGAAGAACTGTCGAAGTGCTTNACTCGCATCGAAGGCGAAAAGACTTACATCAAGGAAGCAATCGACATCGCATCCGAAAATTACAACATTCCCAAGAAGGTTCTTCGCAAGGCTGCTAAGGTTTACCATCAACAAAACTTCGATCAGGTAACTGCCGAAGAAGAGCAATTTGCAGAGTTCTACGAACAGATTGTAAATCTGGAAGCATAATGAAAAAGGGGCCAATGGCCCCTTTTCTTTTTGTTGCTTTTTGTTTAAGCAACCACACCCCAGATAACTTGGCGGCGACCGCGCTTGCCTTCTTCCTTTTCAGCCAGACCGCGCTTAGCGAACTTGCCNAGCTTTTCGAAGTAGTTCAGAGCGTTGTTGACCTCGACCACGTTCACACCATACACTGCGGCGAGTTCGACAGAGGTGAAGCTTTCGACCCCGAGTTCAGCCTTCACGTTCAGGACACGCTCGCGAAGCTTCAGGGTTTCTTCGGAAGCCTTGCGACCGGCACCAGTGGCAATCTTGCCACCAGCTTCCTTCAGAAGTTCAACTACGAGAGCTTCGATCTTGGCGCGGCTCACCTTGTTGGCCTTGGCGAATTCGGCGATCTTGGCGGTGACGTTGACGTTGAGTTCCATGGTGTTTCTCCTAATCAAAGTTTGTTTCAGTGAGTGTATTGTAAGGCAGTTAAACTTTACTGTCAAGCACTTTTTACATCTTTCGGTTAGGTGACTTACTTGCTGCTGTCTCAACCGATGTGCGTATTGTATAGAACTCCAGAAACCATGTCAAGCACTTTTTAAACTTTTAGAAGTCGTACCCATATCTGCTGCCAGTCATCCGCTCAAAGGTCGGCTCGGAGTATCGTGCCTTTGGCCTCACTCCGAGAGCGGTTGTGTTACTCACGACACTAGAAGAGCTTGGCGCAATGACTACAGGCTGTGTGGGGACTGCCTCTCTAGCCTCTTTGGCCTCTACTAGCGTTCTTTCTGAGCTTTCCAACCTTCCACCCATGTCTCGGGTAGCGCCCTCAATCTTGGCCCGCTTCTCATAGTCCTCCCAAGCAGCTAGAGAGTTCTTTCTGATATTTTCTTTGGCAACCTCATTTACAGCATACTGTCTGTACTTCTCTTCATATTGTCGCAAGAATTCTTCTTTTGACATGATCTCTGCCGAGTCCTGCTTAACAGGGGACTTGCCTAGAACGTCTGTCTTGGCTCTGATCTTGTCCTTTCCAACATCGATACCGAAACCTTTCTTGAGTTCTTCGGCTTCTTCTGGTGTGAATGTTCCGCCTCTGTGTAGCTCGTCTAGGTATTGTTTCTTGTACTGGTTCTTCTTAGAGTCGCCGATATCCCACCATCTAGTTTGGGAATGCTCTCTGATCATGTCAACCCTAGATTTTTCTGCGTCGGGGGTGATGCCGTGACCTCCGAGCACTTTATTGATTGTGTCAATGGCTTTTCCAGTTTTCGATGGTTTGCCATCTGCCGCGAACATTTTCAATTCACCAATCATGTCCACGAATTCTTTTGCCAACAAAATAGCTGAAACTCCAAGTATGATTGGATTGAACCTCATCATAAACTTGAATACACTCGCCAAAGTAGAGAAGGTAGTAGAAATTGAAGGCAGGCCACCCACCACAGATAATAGACCAGAAACGCCTTTTGTAACAGTGCCGAATACGCTTGACAATCCGACAAATGCTCCAGCGGCGATCTTGGTCAGACCTCCGAAATCGAAGGAGGATTCTTCTGAATTTGCGCCTCTAGTGGATTCCGGTCTTGAAGTTGTTGCTGTTTCCGCCGAGCGTTCCTTCAATGCTCTTTCATACTGTTCTTCTGCCACAAGCGACTGTCGCTTGTCAATTGCAATGATGGTTGATAGGCTTTCTTGAATCTGAGCTAACCTATTATCTAGCTTGGAAACTCCTGTTACCACACCCATCATGGTTTTGTCAATGGTTTGTAGTTGCAAAATAACAGCAGCGTCACCGGCTTTTGACCCCGACCTACTTCTTCTTGCAGAAGATTCGCTAGATTCCTTTTCTGCTTTGGATATTTCTTGTTCGAATTTTCCAGACAAAAAGTCTTTTAGGTTTTTTATTTCTTCAGCCACAGATAGATCGTATCCGCCGAGTTCTGATAGCCTAGCCTGTTTTGTTTCGAGCATTTGAAGTTCTGTTAGGGCTTCTTTGCGCTCTTTTATATACGCCTCTACTTCAGCCTTCCCTGTTTCCTTGTTGGAAAATCTTGGGTCGTTTTCCAGTAGGAACTTCTTCTCAGCAGTTTCTTTTCTCCAACTAGAGAATCCACTAGATACTTTTGAAAGCAGCGGGTCGATGACCTTTCCTGCGAACAAGTCAGTAATGCCTGCTAGTCCTCGCTCGAAGTCTTTGAATACTGGAGGAAGGTCTTCGAAGTTTACAAGCCTTTCGGTATTTGTCCGCAATGCACTCGAAGCAGCCAAAGCAGGGTTTTTCTTTAGCTCGATAGAACTTCTTATCCCGATGAAGTCCTTTACCCCTTTGGTGAATGCTTCTGTCAACTCTCTTTGGCTTCTAGAGTTCTTTCTATCCGTGGTTTCTTGGTTAGAAAGAATCTGCTCGATTGTCTTTCCGTGCCTGCGAGAATTGTTTTCCTCGTGGGATAAGAATGTTTCTTGTCTCTTTAGAAGAGCCTCTTGTTTTTTATACAAAGACTCTTCTTTTTCTCGCATCCATTCAAGCTCGGACAGAACTTTCTGATTCATCTTCTTCGCTTCTCGTTCATACTCTGCATACGAGCGATTGCTGAAATTTTGGTTTTCCTTGTCAATCATTGTCTTTATCCAAGCTGTTGTTGAATTCTAAGTTTTTCTTCTTCCATATAACTAAGCAACATTCCCAAATACACTTCCCGCTCCCACGGCAACATCTGCTCTAACTCGGTTAGGGAATACCCATTGTGTTTGCCGTGAACCTTTGTTAGATTGAAATTTGTTTTATAGTAATCTTCAAGGGACTCATGACAAACCATTAGATAAAAAAATTGGTGATTCCTGTTATATGAATCTTATTTTCGTGCTTGCAACTCGGGCACTCTTGTTGGGAAACGTATTCTACCTTTGGCATGTTCACGAAAAAGTCTTTCAGCTTTTCTACTTGAGACTCAGTAAGTCTTGAAATAAACTCTACCAACTCTGCCTTGCTTTGTTCTTTCGCGTCGTAAATATCCTCTCCATGAACAATTGAATCGATGCACTCTGCGATTTGGTTGAATGCAGAATCAATATCTTCAGGGTCGAATTGTACCGAAGTTCTAACGGTCGGGTACTTCATGACGATGTATAGGTCTTCAGAAATTTTTACGTTCTTATCAGAACCGCCAGTAACCTCAACCTTGTCTAGATTGATTTGATATGGGAACATGTGCTCGCAGGATACACACTTGATGCCAACGTCTACAATTTCACCGGCAGACTTTGACCTCAACTTTACCAAGATATACTCAATGTCAAAAGCTGGAGAATTTTCAAAGTCCACTTTCTTGAAGGTGCAATTCTCAATCATCTGCTTTGCGGCAGTCAGAATAGTTTCTGCATCCCCTTCCATGTGAGCTAGTAGAAGAGACTTTTGTTCTCCCACGTTATAGGGTCTATATTCAACAGACTTTTTGGTTGAAGGAATCTTAAGGGAATATGTTGGTGAGGTGTTAATATTTTTCAATGACATTACAAAACTCCTTGTCAATTATAATTTATTGAATGGGGAAATAAATTTGCCCAAGTCTTGATACACACCAAGACTTCTAATCTTATCTGTTACTTTTGATCCTGCGTAGTCTGTGCCCCACTGCACAAGGTCTTCTACTTTGTTGAATGGCAGTTGATACTTGTTAAAGATTCCGCCCAAGAAGGTATTCCAGAAGTAGTCATCTCTCACACCGTCAACGTCAATTGGAGTCCAGTACCAATAAGCAAAGTTAACGTCTAGAGAGTGGGGTTGTGAAGTGTCTGCCGAAAGCTGCAAGTCGTTAATCGTCTTTGGAAAGGCTCCTACCAGAACAACAGAATACACATCGTTTCCTTGTTGGTCTAGCTGAGTTATCTTAATTTCTGTCGCATATTCGTCGAAGTATGATAGATGAAAGTTCTTCAATGAGTGAATCTTTTCTATCCACAAATCGAAAAATCTTTTGATGTTCATATTTCTATCAACGTAAAAAAGAATCGGTGTTGTTTCGCTGCCCGATCTTTCGTATGCGTATTGTCTAGCAGGACCGTAGGTCTTGATTGTGTTTGTGTTTAGCATTACTTTTGGTAGGGTAGCCATAGTGCAATACAATGAAAGGTCTTCGGTTTTTGCTGAAGTATCTTCCCCCAACAATATCGGAGGAATTATAAAGTCTACTCTGTATTTTGATTGGAGTGCGATGCCGTCGCGCCCAACCTTGTCCATGAATTTTCTGATAGTCATTTGAAGCCTTCTAGATTTTCTAGTATAAGTTCTTGCGCCAGAGAACCCTTGGTTAGATTTATTGCGCCTTTTTCGGTCAGAACTACAAAGTCCATACTATTTTTGTTGCAGAAATCAATCGCAGTCTTCCACTTCGCCATGTTTACATGATATGTCAAAACTTCGTTGATGTAGTATTTTGACTTCTTTTTTGGTGGCACTGGGGGCTGCGTTTGTTTGTGAGGCTTAACTTCAATCAGTGCCCTCTTCATTTCGCCCTTCTTGTTTTCATATTCTATGATAAAATCCACGAAATATCGATGAACCTTATTGTCTATGGGTGAAACGTAAGGGATTACAACGCCTTCCATGTTAAACTTTTTGATGGAAGGATTGTGATCAATGTATTTCACGAAAGAAAGTTCCCAGCTAGATCGATAGACAATGTTGTTAATGTCTCCGATGTATTTTTCTGGGTGTTTGGGTTTGTATTTTCCCCTAAGAAATTTCGCCACAGTCGTCTAAATAGTTGTTAGTCATCACCTATTTAGGACTCAGATTAAAAATGTTAGACAAAATTCTAGGCAGTCAACTGTCTTTTAGCCCAGACACATATCTACCTGCCGGTACAGAAAATGGATACAATCAAATAACCGCAGGCGATCAATACGACTTCAAGAGCTACCAATATCCTATAACGCTTGGGGAAAAAGCTGACCCTCACTATATGGTTTTCTATATAAATGTAGATAGCCAATCGAAGTATATCGGAAGAAGTCAAGTAATTAGCGATGCCCCCACCATAGAACAAAACAGAATAAGCTCTGGCATAGCACAATCTGCAATTGCTCAGGTCGGCAAAAGCGTAGGAAAGTCGATTGCAGAATATATTCCAGATTCAATAGCCGAAGGCGCTGCTGTCATCGGAGGACTAATAGCAGACGACTGCCGACCCAATTACAAGTTACTGAGTTTGTGCAGAGAGCTAAAGAGTACTGTAGCTGGACAGTTTAACAAGACTACAAAAAGAATAAAATCGAGCAATCGTTCTCCCGATACCTACAAATCTAGGTGCAGATTACGGAATCAATTGGGAGTCTGAAAGTCTTGGGGTGGCAGCAGGGCTTCTCGATAACGCATCAAAGGTTCAGGCACAAGAACAGTTCAGCGAAGCAGGAAAGCTTGTTGGAACAATTTTGGGTAGAGCGGGGGTTCGTGCTGGTGCTGCTGCAATTAACAATCCTTTGATGCAGAGGATTGCAGGAGAGAAAGTTTTGGATGCTAAGGCTGTTACCGAGAAACTAACCCGGTCTGCAATGAATCCAAGAAAAGAACAACTGTTCAAAAATGTCGGATTTAGAAAGTTCAACTTTCAGTGGACTCTAGTTCCGAAGAACCAAAAAGAAGCAGAAACCATTCTGAACATCGTTAAAGAATTTAAGTTTCATATGCACCCAGAATTGACTCCGGGCGGGAACTTCTATGTTTACCCTTCAGAATTCGATATGAAGTTTTATTTCTCCGGTGTTGAGAATACTGCCCTAAGCAAGATTTCAACTTGCGTGCTAACCGACTTGAAGATCAACTATACGCCAAACTCTGAATTTGTTACCTACAAGGACGGCATGCCAGATGCAATCCAGCTAACACTTTCATTTACAGAGCTAGAACTTCTAACCAAAGAAAGAATAGAAAAGGGGTATTAAAATGTACTTTGGAAAGCTACCATTCATTTATTACACCCTTGATAATTCTACTGTGCAGATTGTCAAGGACATAACAATCCGAACAAAGATTGCCTCGTTCCTCAGAGAATCCGTGTATATCTATGAAAAATACTCTGTGCAGGATGGAGAACGGGCAGAGCACATTGCTGCCAGATTGTATAACAACCCTTTGCTGCACTGGGTGATCTTTGTTACGAACGACATAGTTGATCCATATAACGACTGGCCGCTGTCTGATTATGATCTGGGTAGGTGGGTAGAAGAAAATATGAACCCAAATGACATTCATCACTATGAAAACTTATTTGGTGATTGGGTAAACTCTACCAACCCAGAAGCATATCCGATAACCAACCTAGAATTTTATCTTTCGGAAAATGATCAGAAGAGAGCAATCAAGCTGATCAAACCGGAATTGGTTCAATTCTTTATTGACGAGTTTGACAGGCTAANNAAAGAATAGACATCAGCAATTGAACAAGGAATTACGATACGCTGGTGAAGTGGAAATCCTACTTCATCGAAGTATATTCTCACAAAAAAGAAAAGATCGATATCTTACCTCAAATGGTCGAGATGTCCATTTTCGAGGATATATTCAGTAACTCAATTCATGGCAGTCTGATTGTTTCTGATTCTTATGATCTTATCTTCAACTTTCCTTTCATTGGTGAAGAGCTAATAAAGATCAAGTTGAGAACCCCTTCTATGGGCGATGCTGGTACAGTAGAGTATGAAGGATACATTTACAAGATAAGTGATCGCCATCAGACTACAGAACGCGGACAAGTATACACAATCCATTTCACATCACTGGAAACCATTATCGATGTTAACAAAAAGGTATCAAAGGTTTTCGATGGAAACGTCACTGACATTGTCAGGAGTATTGTCAAAGACGACGATCTTCTAGGTTCACAAAAGGAGTTCGTTGCAGAAAAGGCAGGAAACAATTTAAAGTTTGTTAGTCCATATTGGAATCCGCTAAAGACAATTAACTGGCTATCAATGCGCGCACTTAATAGGCAGAACAATTCTCCGACATTCGTATTTTACGAAACTCTCGATAACAAGTTTAAGTTTGTTTCTCTGGACACCTTGTATTCTCAAACACCTAAGCCGGGGATCAACTATAAATACGATTCTTTTTTGAGAGAAACTTCTGCGACAGGCAGCACAAAAAATATCGAGCGAGAGTA